CAAAGAATCGATGCAACATATGCGGCGGGAATTTTAGGGGGTCTGCTTGGATCGCTAGGGGTTACTGTTGCTAGCGCTGGCAAAAAGAAAGAAGAAAAGAACGGCAACTCATCAGCTAAAAAAGAAATAGAAGAATTAAAAGCAGCTTTAGCAGAAGTTTCAGCCAATCAGCAATATCAAGTTGTAAGAATTGAGACCCCTGTTCGAATTGTTCCCGCAGGAGAAAGCCAAGTTGACCCTATACCTAAACAAACTACAACTAAAAAAGTAAACGATCTGGACAAACTCTAATGAAAAAACTACTTCCTCTATTGCTTTTAGCTTTTGCACCTTTACAAGCTAGGGCAGACATTACATCAAAATTTGTCACCGCTGCAAGCATTTCTGTGAATATGCCTTATAGCCAAACGACTAGGGGCGCAACTGTTCATAGTATTAGCGGTACAAATATCACCCCATCAGTAACCGTTGGGGATTCAACAACTAGCGGAAAAATTGGCGGTCTTAATTTAGGCTCACTGACCAATGGAGTTCCAGCCTTAATAAACACAGATACAACAGTTACGGTTGCAGGTTCAGCTTTTCAAAAGCAAGAATCTATTTTATATGGCGATTCTACTCCCAGTGCTGTAGCTCCTAGTTCAGGTATTGCAAGCCTTCCACATCTATCAGGAACCACCACAGTAGGAAGTGGAGGAACATTAGGAAATGGCGTCATAACTTCTTTGTCTAGTGGGGTGCATACTTGCTCAGGTGCTTTTGGCAGTGGTTCAGGTTGCACAGCTTCAACAACAATGTCGATAACAATTGACTAATGATATTTACTCTATTAGGAATAATATTAGTGATCGTATTATGCGTTCTATTTTATATTTATTACCATTATGCAATTTAATATTTTTTCCTATAAAAAGTTATGCTCAACCCGTGGTCCCGCAATTCAGATCAGGAACGCTTTCAACCTCAAGCAGCAGCGAGACCTTGATAAATGAGACGATTACTAGCTATCAATTCGGTGGTTTTAGCTATTCAGCAACAGGTCACAATGTTAAACCAATTACAGGGTCAGCTATTAATCCAAGTCTCGAAAGTACGGTTACTCAAACTACAAACGGGGTATTACATAATTGGGTAGCACCATCATTAGAATCAGCCCCTCAATTTCAAATAGTGAACGAGTCTCAACCGTTCAGTTTAATGACTTCTGTAAAAAATCCGGGGTTAGATACGATCACAATAATTCAGAGACAAATTCAAACTTCAACTCAAAGCACGTCAGAAAGTATTTTTGGAATGTAGGTTATGTAGGCTTATTTATATTATTAAATATCCCTCAGATCGCCTGGAGTAACACCACAGTCAGTAGTCCACAAAGCACAAGTCAAGGGGTCGTAAATAACAATGCCACAATGATTACACCAGGGTTGTGGCCTACTTCTAGATATAGTCAAGGTATCCAATGTGTAAGCCCCTCCATAACAATTAGCCCCTTTATTTCCAAAACACATTCTTATTCTCTACCCAGAATCGAGACGACCCGATCGCCCGTTTACAACGAGGAGACAGGTGAGGTTAAATATTATTCAGAGCTTCCAAGATTTGAAAAAGATTCTCATAATTTAAATTTTGGCGGCGCGATCCAATTCAATATTCCATTAGGAAAAGGAGTTGATTTATGCCATACAGCAGTTAGAACAAATATAAAAGCACAACAATTATTAATTACAAATACAAAATTAGAAATAGAACTAAAAAGATTAAAAATTTGCTCGGAAATGGCTAGAACAGGCGCTGTATTTGTTGGACAATATGCTGTTAGTTGTGAAGGGATCAAGGTAACAATTCCTCCAAACCAAACTAAACCTCATACGCATAAAATCACTCCTGTTTCTTCTTCCTCTGCATCTTCCTCCTCTCAGAAGTAGATAGAATTTTTTCTTTTTCTTTCTTAGCCTTTTTTGTTGTTAGCTTCTTAAATATATTTTTTACCGCTGGTTTAATAATGTTTAGTAATAGGGGTGAACTTGCAGCGATTAGAGCTATTCCAGCCGTACTCACCGCAGTTGCAGGAGTTGGCAGATATTGCTCAATAAAGGCAACAGGCTCATAAATCGTCTCACATTCACCCTCTAAATTTCTTTTATGCCCTGAAACTCTTTCTAGTTTTTTTTCGTTTCTATAATCTCCTAACCGCTGATCTTTAGGACCAGGACAAGGTTTAAAAGTTTCTTCCTCTTTCTTCTCTGGTATCTGTTTATTTTCTGTACCTGGTACTTCTGGCATATTTGGTTCTTGAGACTTAACGGGTGCTTCTTCAACTATTACTAATTCATCAGGCTCATAATTCATTGGAATAAAACTTGGATATTGACCACAAGGGGCGCTATAAGTTACACCTCCGGGATCATCCAATAATAAATTTATGTTCCCTGTATTTCCTATATCTCTATGCGTGTAAGTACAACCGGGAACAGCAATTTGCAGAATTGGAGGCGGGTTTACGTCGGGTATATAAATTTCTTTAATAGTTATATCCCTAATACCAATCTCAGGAATCTCCGGTATCTTGATCTCGCTCATTTTTTTTCTTTTTGTGTTCCTCGATAAGTTTCGCTTCTAACAATTCAGCCTTAGCCTCCTTTATTGCTTCTTTCTGCTTTTCCTCGTTGGTCTTGTGGTCAGTCAAACAGTTTTATTTAAACGGCAATTTTTGTTTTATATCCAATGCTGGCCCTGTTGTTTTTGGCATTTGTCCACCAATGGCACCCGGTAAAGCTTTTTTAATATCACCTATAATTGCGTTCTTGATTTTTGCTTGTCCTTGTGGGCTAGTTACATATTTATAACCAAAGAAACCACCGCCAATAATTCCAGCGGTTAAAACGAACGAAGCAACGGCCAGGCCGTCTATGATTTTTCTAACCATTTTAATCTGTTGCTACGCCTCGATATTAAACTAAAATCTAAATAAAAACATGTTTGACGATATATGGAAAGAAGCCATAATTAAGGCCGCGCCAATCATGATTATGGTTATAGCTTTCTCAACGGTTGCTTTATTACCTGCTTATCTCATAACACCTTTATTAATTAAACAACAAAGTCAACAACAAATAGACCTAGCTAGACAAGTTCACTAATCTGCCGCTTCTGGCTCATGGCCATCAATTTTTAACCACTCTAAATAAAGTTGGTAGTCTGTGTTTGCTGAGTCGAAAGGAATCCAAGCTCCGTCAGACTTTCTTTTAATCTGATCGTTTCTTACATTTCCTTCTGAATCTTTTGTTTTTTTATAAGACATAATTAAAGTTCCGCTGATGCTGTGTAACTAAAAAGCCCAGCACCCGTTCCAGTTAAACTTCCATATGTTACATAGAAACAGTACTGATCTCCACCACTAGCAATTATTGAACCAGAACCACTCTCATCTAATGTCAAAGTAGGTGATGCTCTCATAGTTACAGGATAGATAAAGCCACCTCTTGCATAACCATTTGCACTGCCATACCCAGAACTTAGATATTCTCCTGATTTAGAATAGTAACGTTGGCAGCGAGCCAGCTCATCACCATAGCTCCTAAATTGAAATTCCGAGGCATAATCTGAAACTTCTAATTGCACACCTGTCAATGCAAATGTTGCGTCATTAGTTGTCCACCAAGTAGAGGTTTGATCTGGTGTATAAGGATTGCCAAAAGCTGCCCAATCTAAAGCTCTACTATTATCTGTATTATTTGTTCCATAGTATTGCCAGAATGTAACTGACATACCTTTGTCATTGTTATTATCTACCTGAACATTAGAATTTCCTGGGATTTGTTTAGTAATTTTAGTCCAAGTATTTGCAGATAAGGCATAAGAACCTACATAAAGCTGTGAGGTTCCATCCCACATTTCTATTTGGAAATAAAAAGTTTGAGCAACACTAGATTTAACCCAAAAAGAAAGAGTTAGATAACTAGAACTAGATGTATAATCCCAACCTGAAGTAGCAATATTTTGTGCTTCAATTCTTTGTTCTATATAACTTTGATCTGTTGTACCAGCTCCGCCTGACTGATTTCCATTTGTCATCTGGAGACAATGCCTAAAACCTTTAGCCCAAGGTCCAGTATCACTAGATGTTAGTGCGACTTGCGCTACTGTTTGGTTTTCATCGTGACCAGACCAACCACATCTCCACCTATCTAAAGATGGGTACCCCAAGGAGGTACCTGACTCTCCATATTGGGCACATTGCATCGCCCCATTAATTATTAAATTTCTGTTGCTTAAGTTGTTAGTTATCTTGGCGGTTGCTGTTCCATCAGAAGCAAGCGTAATCGCATCAGAACTAGCCGATGTGTGGCGTATTGTATTTACACGTAATTGGCTCATGTTTTAGGAAACCTCTCTTTTACAGCTTTGACTCCTAAATACCAAGAGCCAGTTTTATCTAGTTTACCGTCATCAATATCATGCCAGAGTTGGTCTAGTTGATCTTGAATAGATAAGTAAGGTTCTTTCTTGACAATATTAATACGGTTATTATTACCGTCTCTATCACTTGTAGCAGTGCCTTGTACTCTATCTTTTTTGTAAGTCATAGTGTTAATCCAAACCCCGCATAATGTACGGCACCAAAGGCACCATTAGACATTAATAGTTTTACTCCTGTTAAGGCTGTATTTGCATCAGTACCGTTTACACCACCATTCCCAATATTTTGAGCGATGTCTCCATTTGATTTACCACAACTCATGTCCCAATTGAATAGTTTCCAATGTGTAGTTGAAGTTGAATCATTCCACTCAATAGTGCCACTAAATCCTTCACCAGAAGCATTACCAATTGATTCCATTAGTGGTAAATATGTTTTACTTGTATTGCTACTAGCAACTGTTGAATTACCACCACTATTTCTTTGTCTCCAATGGAAGGCATAATTAGCACCTGTCATATAACTTCCATTTAATTTTGCTTGAAGTCTTACCTCCTCTGAATCAACAGTAATCATAGAATGATATATAACAATCATAGATCGTTTATATGTACCATCAAATAAGCTGCTGTTTTCAATAGTTAATACACCAGTGCTATCAGTAGTAGAAGTTGAGAATACTTTGACCCAACCTGAATTACCAAATTCAAGCGTTCCAGGAGTAGAACTATTCTTTAATACTTGACCAGCAGTACCAATAGTTGCAGGTAACTTCAGCTCTAAATCAGATACAGGATTCGTTGCAGGAGCTGCGATGCTCATGCTATTTCCTGATGCGTGTGGAAACTTTAATTTACTCATGGTTTGGGATACTTATCTTTGACAGGTTGAACAATGTCTGTCTTCCATTTTGCTACGCCGTGATGATAAATATAGTCTAATTGTTCTCCATACGAAGGGAACTCGGCTGCTCTTTTCCATTTATAATCTTCTTTAGCTAGTTCTGTTCTAGCTGCATCTATCTTTGATTGTTCTAATGTTATTTTATTGCCACTAGAATCAAAAGCTCCAGTTCCATCATCAATCGTAAGAGCATTTGGATATGCTTTTCTTATCGCTTCGTGATCTAACATTATACAGCTACCTCCATAAGTGTGATATTTGACGCAGCTTTCATACCATAATTTTCGTTATACATATTTCCAGGTCTATTTACATAAACAGTATTAGAAGACCCGTTTCCATGCCTCATTCTTAAACTATAAGTTATTGAACTTGTGCCTCCAGCCGTGTCTAAATATTTCCCACTAATCCCCCAATGTCTATCATCAGCAGTTGTCGAACCATATGCTGTAAAACGAGTGGTACTTCCAGACGCATCCCCTGTAGAGGCAGTCAATGTTGAACCAGCCTTGTAAAGTGTTATTCCGAGTCTACTTGAAGCACTATTACCTGTTGCCACATCAAACATAACTAATATTTTATTGCTTGAACTAGCAGGTGTTATTGATGCTGTTAAACCAGTTATATCGCCTGATTCAACTGCTTGATCTAGGGCAGCAGAAAAGGTGTCAGTTTTATATGTTTGGACAACTTGAATAATGTGCCCCGCAGAACTTAAGCCATTGTTATCAATAATTGCTCTTTGTGTTCCACCAGTCGAAAATTTAATTGCATCCGCACTATATAAAATTCCGCTATTACTATCCGATCCACGAACAGACGGACTAGCAGCAGAGCCGTCAACGCTTGATATTCCTGTTGTTCCGTCTAATGTGATTGCCATGTTTAGATCTTAGCGAGTGCTATGTCGAAATAACAAGTGATTAAACAATAGTCCAAGAACTACCAGAGGGAATAGTTACTGTTTTTCCACTATTAATAGTAATTTCGCCGAAGCTTCCTGCTCCTCTTGCGGCGGTAATTGTATAGTCGTGAGTTACCTCCAATTGGTTTTCCCAGAAAACAGCGTTGTCACCGTTATCACCTCCAGTTGCACCGCCGCCGCCACCTACAGCCGAAAAGGCAGAACCGTCGTAAATCTCTGCTGATCCTGTTGTGCTATTCC